ACTGAGGTGCTGTCTATTTTGACTGCATTAGTATTGCTAATACCAAAAGTAAGTGAGGCTTGACCCCCTATGTCTGACAATACTTCAGAGGCAGAGCGTCCTTCAATAGATGTACCATCCACACGCAAAAAGTCATTGTCTGCTACACCACTTGTGAATTTAGGCACGTTATTATTTGATATGCCTGTAGATAAAGTTGCAGTAGAAGTTATGGCTGTACCATTGAGAGTCATAGCATCAGCTTCTAAAGTGCCATCTACGTCCACATCTCCAGAGATATCTAGGCTTGTTGCTACTAACTGACCTGTTACTGTCGCACCAGTGCTTGTTGTTTCTAGCTTCTTGCTGTTGTCGTGATAGAGTTCAACTGCGCCATCTTGAATAAACTTACCCATTGTTTCAGAACCGTTGTTAGAGGTAAGTCTAATATCAGTTCCATTTGTAGCTAAATTTAAAGCACCAGTTCCTGCGTCATAAACAAATGAACTACTGCCATCATGGTAAATTCTTAAATCTGAAGAATCTCCGAAAGTTGCTTTTACATTATCACTAAATGCTAGATTTCCACTTGTTTTTGTATCACCCGCATCACTTCTAAGGAACTGTGTGCTGTCTAGGCTGTCAAGAGTGGCGGCATCTACGTTAGTTAGATTGCGTCCATCTAATGCGATTATATGACCACTAGCATCTCTAAACACTGCCTTCTCTGCTGGCTGAGTGCAGAATATTGTTTTTTCTCCTGCGCCCCAATTAACAGCGTTATCATTATTTGTAGATTGAAGTATGGTGGTTCTGGCTAATGTAGTACCAGAGGCAGTGTATGTGCCTATACCAACCTCAAAATCAGAACCAAGAGTACAAGCATAATAGGTAGTGTTACCATTACCGATTGTAGTAAAAGGCTCAAACCCAGCAACAGCACCAGCGAGAGTATAAGTACCAGTGCCTGTTGTGGTGGTGGTTTCTTTGACCCTATCGGCAAGTACGAGTGCCATAATGTCACCTATGTAAGTCTAATTAAAGATGTACTAACACCACTAGCTGGCATATCGATTGTAAATGTACCAGATGTAGAAGTTTTATTTTCAGTAAAATCAATAACCGCTATAGCTCTATCTCCGTTAGTGTCATTATAGAGCAAACCTCCTCTGGCGGTAATGGTGGCATTTGATATAGTAATATCTCCAAAAGTTACTGCGCCAACTTCACTTGTACTTGTACCTGCTATTGGGTCTACCCTTGATGCCTCATGCCCACCAGTTGTATAGTTACCCCCAGACACTTCATTAGAGGCTGAACTGCTATAAGCAGTAACAGAAAAATCCATATCTGTTCCCGAACCACCTAGGTTATCATTTCCAGCTTGGCTATTTGTATACAAAGCCATTTTAACTGTATTGCCTCCAGATGCTAAAAAGTTATGCTTTCCTTCAAAAAGCTCCTTTTTAAAACTTCTGCATATTTTACTTGAACCAGTAAAAGCCATTATACTCTCCTTATAATATTAGCCATATCTTGATGACCGTTAGAAATTAATATCTGACATATAGTATCACGCTCTTGCTTCTTTGCCAATGCAACGTAATGAACTAATATATTTGCCATTTGATCTTTAAATGCCCTTGCCTGTTCTTTTATAGCTGGATGCGTACCATCTGCTATGTAAATAATTCTGTCTAAGGCCATCTCTACTATTTGCTCGTTAGACAAGCCTCCATTATCAGAAGTATAAACTTTAACTGGGCCTAAGCCCATCTCATTATCAAGCATTTAACACCTATATTCTTGGCGCACGTTTGTCGCCCTCTCTGGTATAATCAATCGTTTCTTTTGCCTCTCCGTAGTTTTTAAGAAGCGTAAGAGCGTCATCAAATTTTGTCTGATACATTTGCATGACATCAGGTTCGCCCTTCATAAATATATAAGCCTCTGTCAATGCACCATATAAAATAGCATTTGGCGCATTTGTTCCTAGCCAAGAAGTGCCGTCACCAGATGCTGTTATTGATACGGGTCTATAGTAATAATGTAACTCAACAGAATAATTACTATTAGGAGTAGGACTAATAATAAAATTATCGACATCGTAGAGAGCATAGTATCTTGGAACACCTGTAGTTGAAGGATTAGGATTATATTCTTGTATAAAAGTTACATCTTTAAATAATAAGAACTCTGTATTGCTATTGTTTGTTATAGATAAGGAAAATGCAGATAAGTAATCTGTAGGAGCGGCTAAAAATTTATTACCGCTTGTCATTGTTCCTGTAACATTTTTTCTAAATAAACTAAGGTCTATTAGTTTAAATATACGCTCTTCTGCATTTTTAATAAAATTAGGTATATTACTAACAAATGTAGTTTCATCATTCTCAGTATAATCTTTAATCGCCTGTGTGAGCGTTGTATTAGTGTAACTCATGGTGTATTACCCTGCCATCCCATCGCACTATGATTTGTACAATAGTAATATAATGTTGGCGCACCAACGGCAACTGTTATTTGTGTGTATGCCCCTGCGCTTCCTGGCGTACCAGCCGTGGTAACTCCTGTCGTATATTCAGTTCCTCCACCGTGTGTGCCATTTGCAGTTTCAGAAAATCTTAATGGATGACCTGAGTTAGAGCTATCACTTTGATCAAACCTAAAAGTAGAACCCTCTGTTAGAGTAAGCAAAACATCTGATGTTGCGGTTGAGCCATCTATAGCATATTTATTTGAAGAACCAACATTATAATATGGGTGATTAGAAGGATTACCAGAAACAACTGTAACTGCAAATAATTGATATGCAACTATAGAACCCAGTGTAGTTGATGATAAAATAGATGGCGCACTATAACTAGATGTTCCTGGTACGGATACCGTAACACTCGATATAGAAGAAGAAACATTTATGCCATTAACTGATATTGTCGCGGCATTATCTATGAATTTATCTGGTCTTGGGTCTCTTAATGCCTGTGGGTCAAATACCTTTACGCGGCCTAAGAAGTTTTGAGGATGGTCTTGGTCAGCAACATCTTTCCCAACTCTTAATCCTGTTTTTACGCCATTCTTGTATTCATAAACAAGCTGGTCTAGAGGATATCTAAACCCAGTTCTATCGCAAAAACCAAAGGCATATTTACCACGAGCATAAGCCAATTATCTATTTCCTAACTGTTCCGCCAGTTTTCTTCATGCCTAGCATTTTTTTAATTCTACCAAATACTGATTTCTTTTGTTTAGGTTTTTGTTGAGTTTTTTTGAATGGTCTTCCTTGAGGAGAAGTTGCCTTTGCAGAAGCCTTGGCTGGTTTTCTTTTTCTAGTAGCCATTCTACCGCTTGTTATCTCTTTACTAGTCATAGCCTTGTAAGGATTTGTAGTTCTTGTATTGCTAGGTATTTTTATGGTTTGACCAGCCCTAATCATATTAGCATTTTTAATACTTGGGTTAGCCGCTACTATAGCTTTCACTGTTGTCCCTTGTTGTTTAGCTATTTCAGACAAGGTGTCCCCTGGTTTTATTTTTAAAGAACCACCCCTAACCATCTTTCCAACACCATCTGCGGCAAAAAATGGTACTTTTTTACCATCTTTTTCAACCATTTTTAATTTACCGCCACCTTTTGCATAACCCATTTTATTACGCACTTTTGTCGGTAATTTAGCTAAACCTTTATTTTCTTTTGGAACTGGCTTCATAGAGCCTCCACCTTTTAACATACTAACTGGTTTTTTTCTTTGTAATGCCGAACCACCTCTTTTATTTTTTGGAGGAGCTTTCATTCCTGGCTTTATCATTTTTCCTGTTTTTTTATCTTTTAATACTATTGGCATATTAACCTCCTAAGTAAAACGTATCGTATGGTACAAATTTGATTGTGGATGATTCGCTGTCTTCACCAGCGGCAAGCTCAAACTGAAACTCATACTCTTGTTTCAATGGAGCAACTCTATTAGAAACCTCTGGTTTCTTCATAGCTATATAATACGCTAGACCAGCCGCTAAGCATGGTACAAACCTTGGGGGCATATCTGCATCGGTTCCTACCCCAGACGCGACACCAGCGATACCACGAAGTCTATAATACGAGAGAGTGTACGTACTAACATCTGGTACAGGCCAGAGAGTAACGTTAACACCTGTCGCTTGACGATCAACATATATTTGTACAGGTCTTCCTTGAGTATTTTTAGAACTCTGTTGAGCGTAGGTTGAAACACTGATTCGTTCCAGATTAGTGTCCACCTGACTCGTACCACTGCCCGTTCTAATTTGATGCTCAATGAGGTCAATAGTGTCTGTAGGTAACGTATAAGTCGCTGTACCAGATGATAAGGCTTGAGTTCCATTTTCTATAGTCCATAAATTTAAACCACGATTTTGCCACTCTAGAGTTAAAAGGTTTAGACTGCGTCTGGCTGTCTTAATATCATATGCTGTTCTCATTTGAAGACCAGCGCGGTCAAATGCCTCTTCAAATATTTCAGGTAGGTCTGGAGTTACTACAGGCATTACTTAACCTTTCTATGAGATCTTACTTTATCTCGTATCTTTTTAGGTTGCTTGACGAACTGCTTACCAGCCTTAGTTCCTTTTCTCTTAGCGCGCGTGGTGGCCGCGTACTCCTGAGGCGATAGGGAAGCAATAGCTGATGACGGAAGATAACGTTCTCCTGTGGCTTTTGGCCCTTGTGTGGATGGTTTTCCACTCTTAGTTCTCCACTTTTGTTTAGTCCAAGATTTAAGACTTCTTTGTGACTTTTTTAACGGCATATTAAAAACCTTTATACATAATAAATATTATCACAGTCTATCTCTGTTGACAAATAGCCACAGTAAAAAGATAAAGAAACCAGCCACTGTAAGCACAAGAATAAAAATACTGACAATTTCTATTAAATGTCTTCTAGCTTCACGTTGTGCATATAATGTTTCCTTACGTTGCTTTCTAATATCAGCTTCCATGCGTAATAGTTCTTGCCAAGCGTTAGGGCCACACATTGAAGATATTAATTTTCTTAACTCATCTCTTTGATTTTCTAATTGTTTCTTTTGAGTAAATAACTCTATTGCCTCTTCTTCTACACTTTTAGCATTAAATATTTTTCTAAATATTGGTGGATTCTTAGCTTCATGGTGCGCTCTATCTATATCGGATACAGCACTCATCCAGCGTGACAGGTCTTTTCCCATCGACTCCACCTGACGGCCGATGGAAATGCCTTTTTTTAGTGCCGAAAAAGCGGAACCAGCAATCGCCATTGCCGATATAGGATCGACCATTTATAACTCCAATCTTTCATCAGTTCCTATAACCGCCACCAGCTTTCTTATAGGCAGATGCAAGCATTTGTGCTTTACGAGCAGACCATTGACCAGGTGCGCCACCTTTTCCCCCAGCTTTTATGCGATTAAATAATCTTTTTCTCATGGTTGGTTTTGTGTAATTACCAGCTTCATTTACACGCGATTTTGTTTTACCGCCTTTTTTCATTGCTATTGGCTTTTTAACTTTAGGCGATGGACATAATTTTTTAGCGGCTCTCATAACTATCTCCTACGAGTTTTTATAAATCTTTCTAGCAGATTTATTTCTTCTAAAAGACCTATTATTTTTTTGTGATGAAACTGTTAAGTTAGATTTTCGATTGTCTCTAGGATTACCATTTCTATGACTAACGTCTTTCTTGTCACCTTTTGTGACCTTGCCAGACTTAATCATCTTTCTTCTTGCGGTATTCCTACTAGCTCTGTTTTTTTTCTGCTGTTCTTTAGAATGATAATTTTTATATTCAGAGCCATAATTTCTTTTCTTGGAACCAGAAGAAGATATTCTTTTCCCCATGGTTGACCTAGAAATCATTTTATCCAACCCACTACCAGATGAGCTATAGAGCCAACCACACCACCCATAGCAAGCATTACCCAAAAAGCACCTTTCCATCTATTAGCCTGAGCTTTTAATTCAGATACTTCTTCATGGACATGGCGTACTTCTTCTTGGAGTTGTGTAAGCCTCTCTTCTAATCTAGCTAAAGTTACTTCTACTGCTTCCGACATTAACACTTCCATCTTCTTCTAGCTTGCCTCAAACGACTATTTGGATTCTTAGCCGCTTTTGGAAATTTCTTCATTTGACCAGCAGAACGAGCGCAAAACGATTTACGTCTTTTTGCATCTTTACTGCCCTTTTTTACTTTGCCAGTAACTGCTGTTTGTAATTTACTTCCTGGATTTGCTCTTCTGTAAGCGGCAACACCAGCCTTTGTCATTCCCGCCCCAGATTTAGTGGGACGGAAATTCTTCTTATTTCTTGGTGGCATTTTGCCTTTACGCTCTGCCATGGCGAACCTAGGAGAGAAAAACTGTCACAGAAGAAACAGCGGTTAAATCTAGGTACACATCAGTATCAAATAATATTCCTTGGTCAGGAATGTTTACTGAAAAGGTATCAGACGTTCCAAACGAAACATCTAACTTGGTCGTACCACTTGCACCCCCGTCTTTTAATATGACTTGAGGACTACCAGAACCCGCTGTTTTTACCTGTATCTGCCTTACACGAGCGCGACTAGCAAAGACTGTACCATCAGCCGTTCTCGTTACTGAGAATATATCTGATCTAGACATTACAGTCTCCTATCTTAGCTATCGCCAAAAGGAGTAGCAACTGTTCCAGAACCGATTAAACTTCCTTGTACAAGATACTCTGCAAGAGCTAATGCAGTAACTTCTATGTAAGAACCAACTTTACCGCCTTGTGTGCCGTTGTTAAACGTAATA